CTCTGCGGTAGACTGAAACTGCAACCCCAAGCGGCCACTGACGTCATAGAGATAGGAAAGCTGCTGCTGTGCGGCGGACGCGGAACCGTAGATACTCGTATACGACTTATCGAGGCGATCCATTTGCAGCGCCGCGTCAAGGCAAGCCTTACCGCCGAAAGCGACGGCGGCTGCCCATGCGAGAATGGCGACCTTTGCGGAACTGAACCCGTTCCCAAGCGTCGCCAGCGCCCCGCGCATATCCCCCATCTCCGCGCGGAGTCTGGCAAGTTGCAAAGTGGAAAGGTTGGCGTCCTGCGCAAGCTGGCGAAAAGCCCGTTCCCGTTCCACCTCGCGCATCATGCGGGCGAGGTTTTGCATGTGCCGGGACGAGACGTTGCACTTGGCGGCAAGCTCGTCCAGTCCGGCTATGGGCTTTTCGAGCTTGGCGGAGCCGATGTATTGAGCCGCTTCGCCAAGCCCTTTGCCGACTTTCCTGATGGACGCTTCAACGACGGCAAGATCGCGGGCCGCTTCCTGCGTGCCGTCCGCCCGTACCTCAATTCCTACCGTCGTCGTGTCGTTCATGGCTTGCCCTTGGTGTTCTTGTTGCGCTTTCCTGTTTCAGCGGCATGGGCGGACAAAAAGGCCGTGTCCATGCTGCGCAAAGTGAGGATTTCGTAAGGAGTGAGTGGCGTGGAGGTGAGCCGGGCCCATGCTTCCATGTCGGACCACGAAAGCGCCGTGGGGCCGAAGCCGGAATTGATGCGCCCACCGGAAAGCTCCTGAAAATAAAACCAGAGATACAGCCCGTCTTCGGGAATCGGTATTTCCTCATCGAGAGATGTTTCGGGGACGCCCAGTTCTTCCGGCGTCTTCCCGGTCTGCTTGCAAACTTCGAGGATATGATCGCGCTGCGTTGTGCCGTCCGCTCCGGGCATAATCCGGGACACCCACAAGCGGACGGCTTCGCACAGCGCCTTGGTCAGTCCTGCAAGTAGGCCGAACGGTCGGAAATGAAGGTTTCCACCTGTTCACGCAGCCACGGGAAACGGGTGTACAGCTTGATGGCATTGTCCCGGCTGCACGGGAGGGGTGCGCCGTCAACGATGACGCCCTTCCAACTCAGGGTGCAAACGGCGAGCACTTCGATGCTCTCGGCGTCCGCAACCTCCGGGTCGAACATCTGGCTGCGGAATCCTTTGGCCTTGTTCACGCGGCGTTTGGTGATCGTGGCCGACGCCTTGCGGTGGACGGCGGAATCAGCCCCGGCAAGCGTGATGAACACGCCCACACCATCACCCGTGAGCGGGTCCACAACTTTCAGTTCCGCCCCCTCTTCGGCCTTTGCAGCGGAGTCGCGGGTGGCGAAGTCAAAGACGGAAGAAACGGTTTCCGGGGTTTCGGCAAAGTCTTTTTCGGTGGCCTTGGTCATGGCTTTATCCTTAATGGGGATTAGGGTTATACGATGGGATCGGCGGGCACGGTGCGGGTAATCTGGAAGTTGGTGCCAAGGGTCGCGTCAAGCGCGGCGGACCACGGCACATTCAGGGAAATCGGGCCTTCGGACTGTACGGAGTCCTCCGCGCCCGTGAAGGTGACGTTGGGGATAAGGAACGTATACGAGTAGTCGCCGCGTTGCAGGGTGAATTCGAGCTTCACCCGTGCGTCATTGATGAAGTCGTCCGCCAGATTGCCGTCGGTATAGAAGGCGCTCAGGGTGCCCGAAAGGGTGCTCCTGCCCAGACTGACGGCACTGGCGGAACGGGAAAAAATCCCGTACTGCGGCTCAACCCCATTGGCGAGGGTCAGATCGATTCCCGTCACGACGGCTATTTCCTGCCCATCAAGTTTGAGCGCACCCTTGAAGCTGTCGAACGGCACAGGGTCTTGCGAGGGCTTGGGAGACGCCGAAAGAGGATTGCCCCCTCTGGCCCCGCTCAGGCCGACCACGGAGAACGACCCGGTGAGCATGGCATTCGGCTTGATCGAGAGCGTGAATTGGTCGATGAAACAGCCCGTATAGCTTGCATACTCGTTGATGTTCTTAAACGCCCGCTCAAACGTAAAGGAATGCTCTGCCGTTCCCACCTTCAGCACGTTTTCTGTCCAGTTCCCGCCGAGAGCCGCCTCAAGGAGCGGATCGTACTCGACCGCCCCGAACTCGAAGTCAATGTTGCCGCCGACCTTATCAACGCCCGTCCGGTTAAAAGGGATCTGGCGGTCGGAACGGAGGGCGTTCGACGTGAAAGTGTCGCGGGTGAGCCCCAAAGAGCAGCCCGTGTGCGCCAGTTCGATCATAACCGGAGAGGCGGGCGTAACCCCCGGCGTGGCTTCCTTCACATACCGGAGGCCGTGATTGGCTCCGCTCGCGATAGTGTACATGGTGGTATCCTTTAGGCTTGGAAGGCGTAAAAGCCTACGTTGACCACGGCCTCGGTGCGCTTGCCGTCGCACGAGGGCGCAGATTTGCGGGGTGTGGTGATGGTGGCGACGCCGGAATCAAAACGGATATCGTCCCCGCGCGGGAAGTAGCGGGCCACCTGCCCGGCAAGGGTGGAGACAAGGGAATCCTCGCCCGCCTTCACCACGATTCTGATTTCAATGTGCCCGTCGAGCTTGGTGAGGCCGTTCGCGCCGAGCGTCGCCGCCCGCTGCCCTTCAAGGACAATCCGGGCCCGCAGATGCGAAGCGTGGGGCGGAACGAACGGTTCCCCCTCCCATCCAAGCGGAAGGGCAAGGGTGCGGGCCGCGAGACGGACCCGATCTTTCAGCTCGTCATACAGCGACGCCATCGTTTCCCCCTTCGGTGAAGACAAGGGACTGCCGCCAGACGACGGACCAGACACAGATCCCGTTTCCGGCAAGCTCCTCATCCGTGACGGCCTCAAGGCTCCTCACTACGGCGGGGCTCACTCCCGGCAAGCCGAACGTGGCCCCGTGGACGGCAAGGGCGGTCTTCTCGGCAACATCCAGCGCGTCCTGTTCCGCATATTCGGCCCCGGCTACGTTATTAGAGACGACGAGCGCCCCGAACGTCCCCATCACGTCGAAATCCAGCGAATCCCCTTGTGCATCATTGTCCGCCGCGACCGCCGCGACGAGCACGGACACCCCCGGCGGCAAGCCTTTCCCGGCTACGGCGTCGAGTGTGATTTCACCGGAGAACGCCTCAACGCGGGAGATATCCGGGTGGACGGTTCGCAGGAGCGCGACGGCGGCGTCACGTACTTCGGTCAGGCTAGGCATGGTCAACCCCCAAATGTCTTTTTACGATGCCCACGATCGCCCTCTGCCAGTCGTTCGGGATGTCGCCGTCGCGCTGGAACAGGTACGGGCGGGCCGGGATGCGGATTGTGTGAGCGGCAGACGTCCGGTCGAACTTCACGCGTTTGTCATTGGCGCGGGCGAAACGGACTTGCCCCTTGTTCGGCCCCCGGCTAATGCGCCGGAAATGCAGTTTCACAGCCCCCGCCGCCCGCTTGATGGCCGCACCGAACTGGTGGGTCGCAGCGTAGGCAAGGTTCGTCCCGACAATCACGCTGTCCGGCGTCATCTTGAGCGTGATGCTCTTCTTGAGCCGCCCTTTCCGTTGCAAAATCGGGTGGGCGTCGCCCTTCCTCTGCCGCACGGTCGCGGGCTTCAACGGCTCCCACGCTTCGCCCTCGGGAGAACGTTCGGCCTCGAACCCCTGCCGGATGTTCACGAGCAGGGACATACCGATCTCGCGGAGGATGCGCGGTTTTTCGGCTTCGAAGCGTTCCAGCCCCGCCGCGAGGGACAGGGTGACCGTGCCATCCGTGGCCTTGATGCTGATCATGCTCAAAACCCCTTGAGCCCGTTCGGGCTGAATATCCGGCTCGGGACATCAAGCCGGACGCCCCCGGAAGCGTCGGTGTTCGCGGTGGGCACCCCTTCGGCCTGAAAGATGATGACGCCCCGCGCCATATCCTTGAGTCCGGCAAGCGCATCCTCGAACGCCTTGCGGACACCCTCGGGTGCGGAGACGGCGGTGTGCAGGTAGTAGAAAGCCATGTCCGCGCACCACCGCCGCACCGGAGCGGGGACGGGATCAAGCGGCGTCCGGTAGCGGCCCGCCGCGTACCCCTCGATCGCTTCCGTGGCGTCGGTGAGAGCCGCCCCTATGACGGCCTTGTCCGGGCACCGTGCCGGGGGCGTGGCCCGGTCGGTAAGCTGCGTGAGCTTCATCTCCCCAAACCGGGTCACAAGGTCGTCATAGGTGGCGTAGGTCATGCGTCGGCCTTCTTTTTCCCGTCAGGGACAGACTGCTCAGGCCCCTTCGCGGGAGCCTTCTCCTTCTTCGGAACGGTGATTTCCTCGACAACAAGCATGGGCTCGGCCTTGAGCATGGCGAGTTCTTGCGGCGTAAAACGCCCGTCGGGATAGTCCCGCGTCCCGGCATGGCTGATGCCTGCCCGCCGGAAGCCGTCTTTCTTTGCGGTAATGCGGATCATGGCGTCACCTACAACCACGGGCTGACGAGAAGTTCCGCCGTGCCCGCCCACTCGTTGGTGGCCCCGCCCGTGGTCAGGGAGGAAACCACGACCTTGCGGGCCGCGCCGTCATGCGTGGGAGGCACGACCAGCAGGTTCGGCACCAGACCAAGCGGATCGCCGTTATCGTTCGTAAACGCCATCATCGCGGCGCGGGCCTCGGCGTAGCTCTCGTTCGTCAACGGCTTCGTGGAACGGATCGCGCATTGCCACAGGCCGAACCCCACGTTCACGCGGGCGTCGACGCCATACAGGTACTCGTCACGCATGAACACATTGTCGTCCGTGGGGCGTCCTTGCGCTTCAAGTCGTATTCCCGGCGCTTCTGGAAGATGATCGGCTTCACCGGGCGCGTCGTGCACATGAGGAACCACGGGGCCACGGCACCGGAACTTGCCGTGATGGAGTTCGAGACGGATTTTCCGTTGACCGGGTGGTCGGCATCGAAGAAATACTGCCCGTCATAACACGCAAGTTCATGGCCTTTCTTGAGCGCCCCGAACACGAGCTGATTCGGATGGAGCCTGGCCTGCGCGCCCATGTCGCGGAACATGGGGCCGTAGATGCCGACCTGATCATCCTCGATGTCGTCGCGCTTCACGGCGATCGTCATTTCGAACTTTTCGTTTTCGATGCTGTACTTGTGGGCCTTCAGGTTGCGGATGATGCGGTCCCCGGCCCACTTCTGCATGGAGGGCAAGGTGCCCAACCACGGATAGACGTTTTCCTTCGTGCTCGACGGCACGGTCATGGCGATCTTCTCGTACTGGCTCTCAGCGGTGCCAAGGCCGTCCATGAAGGCGGCAGACACGCTGAAATAGAACTGCTCAAGAATGGCGCGGTTGATATCCATCGGTATCTCCTCAGATTTTGACCCAGACGCCCTCTTCGGTGACGTCAAAGACGGTTCCAGCCACGGGCGCGTTGGACACCGCGGTCTTTTTGACAGTGCAGTCGTCCGCCGCGTAGCAGACGCCTCCCACCTGTGCGAGCGCGGGGGCGTCATCGGACACGGCTACAAAGGCGAACACGCCGCGCCGCACCGGGACCTTTTCGCCAGTACGCCCAAGACGCTGCGCCACGCCGACGACCGGGGACAGCCCGGCGGTCACGGACGCGGGCACGAGCTTGCCGTCAGCATTCAGGCAAACCATGCTTCCGGCGTAGACCGTAGAAGCCGCCTCAAACTCGAACTCGTCACCATTCCGGCGCACGGTATCCCGATCACTCGTCAGAGCCGTCATTGTCGCCTCCTTTCACAGACTGCATGGCCTTTTTGTAAGCCTCTTCGGATACGCCCATTGCGCGGCAAAGCGTCTTCGCCGTACCGTCCAGAACGCCGTCGGCACTGTCGGGCGGGGTCGCCTTCACGGACTGCGCGGCCTTACCTCCGGGCCGCAGGTCGGGGGCCGCCTCAAGGAACTTCTTGAACCCCTCGGGGTCGCGGGACGCGGCATCCTTCGCCCACGTTTCCATCGCCGGACTGATCTTGCCGTCGGCCTTGCCCTGCTCGACGAGCCCCACGGATTGCGCGGCTTTCATTTGGGCAAGTTCCGCATTCACGGCGGTAAAGGTTTCCACAGGAACGAAACGGTTCACGTCCGGGTGCTCGGCACGGGCGGCAACGGACTGCACGGCCTTGACGAGCCCGGCGGGTGTCACGCCGTCAGCCTTCACGGTCTGAGCCATAGTGGACATGGCCTCTTTCATGGACTGCGCGTCCTGCACCACCATTCGGGCGGCGGCCTCGACTGTGGCCTCGGTCGGCTCGGCGTCGGTCACGCCAAGGACGGAGGCAATGGTCTTGAGGAAAGACATGGGGCTTTCTCCGGTAAAAGATTGCTGGCCGGAAGGTTCTCGGGAAGCGAGGGCCTTTAACCCGGTCAGATTGGGAACATTGGTGAGGGCCACGGACTCGATCGACTGGATGACGCCGCTCGGGTCGTGGTAGTAGACGGGGGACACGTAGCGGTACTCACGGGCGGCGACGTGAGCCCTGCCCTTTTCCGTCCACTCGACGTGCCCCCATACGCCGTCGTCCCGAGCCTCAAGCGCGGTAATCCACCCCGCCGCCGGAGCGGGCTGGCCGTTCACAGCGGAAAATTCAAGCTGGTGGTCATAATCCACGGGGATGTCGAGAGGGCCGTTGTGCGCCCGCGTCTGCGCAACCACGGAAACCGGATCGCAGGTGTACGGGCCGCGCCCGTCCCGCCCTGAAAACGTCCCGGATGGGAAAAGCTGCATCCAGTCCGGCACGTCCCCGGCTTGGGAAGCGGGAAGCGTGACGGAAAAAATGGATTTCAGAAGAGGGCTGTTCATGGATGGACTGTACGAAAAGAATAAAAAAGAACACACCCTGAACGTTTTCCAATAGATAAAAAAAGCCCCCGGAAGTGGGGGCTGTGCATCAGGAGGTCTTGATGATCTTTATGAGAAGAATTATGAGGATTAACACATTACAAATGTGTCGTAAAAAATTGGCAGGAACACCTAAGACATTGCATTAAAATGCCGGAGTACCTATGAGCGTAAAAGACTTTATCCTACAGGGCCTCACAGCGCAGTCGCATTCTGCTGAGATAAAAAAAATGTTCAGTGATCCAAGCATTGAACATGCTATAGTCAGCGTTGCCTTTCTAACAAGTGACGGTATTAGTCAGCTAAAAGATATATTTTTAAATATTCCAAAGTCTTCTCATATTCTTGTAGGAATAAGTAATGGAATAACATCATATCAGGGATTAACTGATTTACTATCTATATTTAAAGGTTTTTATACTGTTGATACCGGAGGAGCATGTGTACTCTTCCATCCAAAGATATATTTTTTGCGTACAGCAGATACACTAAAGGCTATTATTGGCAGCGCAAATCTTACACGTGGTGGTTTAAATAATAATATTGAGGCAAGTGTATATATTGAAATACATAAAAGTGATGAAAATTTTTCAGAGTTACTTAACAAGATTGAAGGTACTATTAACGAAACTATTGCAGATAATCCTGATAATGTCAAAAAAATTACCTCACAGTCAGAACTTGATGACTTATTTTCCGCTGGCCTTTTGGTTGATGAATTTATTCAACAACCAGCTAGAGATACTATAGGCAAGACAGGGAGTACAAATATTTATCGTCCAAAAGCAATAAAGCTAAAAACTCCACGTATTCTAAGTTCTGTTAAAAGAAAAAAACAATCTTCAAATTCGAGCAATGCTTCAAATTCGTCACAAGCTGTCCTTCCGGTTAATATGGAGTTCGAGCCCGTGTGGAGGAGTAAAGAATTAGCAGAACGAGATTTAAATATTCCACAGGGCAGCAATACCCACCCTACAGGCTCAATAAACCTCGATAAGGGCTCGGCCCCATTGGATATGGACCACCGGCACTATTTTAAAGAAGATGTATTTACCGCTTTGTCATGGACGACCAAGGGAAAAACAGTTGTTGAAGCTACGGCAACTTTTTTGCTTGAAATAAAAGGGATCTATATTGGAGAATTTTCTCTTAATATACGACATACGACAAGCACAGATACAGAAGCATACCGCCAAAG